CAATTATTATATTAATACTCATTGGAAATAATAGTGTGTTACGTAATGAGAATAATACTTTAAGATACACGAACGTATACCTGTTCACTCGTTTTGTTAAAGACAATGGTGAAGATGGACTTATAGAGTTTGACAAGGTTATGGAAGAAATGACTAAGAAGTTTAAGTAATGGAGGTAGTACATTGTATACACGTGATGAAGTAAGAAACATGATAGACAATTATAAGTGGATGCATAACATTATAGAAGCACAGGTGTATGATGCAGACAGTACATCAACTGCACAGTATGGTATAGAATCAGTAATGCCTAAAGCTAAAGGTGGTACAGGTGATAAGGTATTAGTCAAAGTGTTAGATAGGAATAGAGAGTATCGACGTAATATTAAATTACTACAGAAGATGGAGTTCATAGATAAGTATGAAGATTATATTACGAATGATAAGAACTATCATATATTACAGATGCTAAAGCTAGGGGTTAAACATAAGACTATTAAAGACTTGATGGAGATTAATAGCGACTCTACATTCTATGCATGTATCAATGAGATAGTCGGTGTGTATATGGATGTACAACGAGGACACTATGATGAGAAGGTATCGAAGAGATAGAAGACATCGAAGACATCGAAGGCTATGTGCATTAGGTATATCAATAAGATTATAATGGAGTCATACGATAAGAATATAAGAGGCACATCACATAGTGGTGTGTCTTTTGTTATGCATAAGGTGGATATAATGAGTAAGTTTAGTGAGTATATAGATATAAGAAACAATAACCGTAAGTTCTATATGAGAGCCAAATGGAGAAAGATAAGACAGCAAGTATTGGCACGAGATCATTATGAATGCGTGAGATGTAAAGAAGAAGGCAAGCTAACAATTAATCAACATCAGTCATTAGAAGTTGACCATATTCTTGAATTAGAAACACATCCTGAACTTGCCTATGACTTAGATAATTTACAAACCTTATGCAAATATCACCACAATAAAAAACATGGCAGATTTGAATTTAATCCTAACAATAAGACAGTGAAATGGAATGATGAAGCGTGGTAGAGATTTGGAAAGATATAAAGAATATTCAAGGCTATCAAATATCGAATCATGGGCGTATTAAAAATAAAAATACATCAAGAATATTAAAACCTTGGTTACATGACGGCCGATATTACAGAATTAAATTGCGAAAAAAAGCGTATCGAATTCATAGATTGGTAGCTGAAACATTTATCGATAATCCGTCTGACAAGTCTGAAGTAAATCATATTAACGGAGATAAATTAGACAATAGAGCGGATAATTTAGAGTGGGTTACGCCAGAAGAGAATGCAGCTCATGCTATAGAAAATAAATTAATTAAAAACTCTTATTCAAAAGAAAAAGTAAACGGGCTTGCCAAAGCTTGTTTTGAAACTGAAAAAACACCTAAACAAATCGCTAGAGAATTCAACGTATCATTAAACGTTGTATATAGGATAATGAACAAACAAAGTTATAAGTTTTTTATAAATTATTCTGAATATGCCCCCGGGGTAAAATAATTGCGCCACAAAGGGAACCACGGAAACCGGCGCTTGGGTCAATTATCCAAGTTTAAAACTCTAATTGATACATTAGGGGATAGACAATTAAAAATATTATCTAATTCAAAAAAACAAAGAAAGGGGGAGGGCAAATGAAAAACGACAAATACTTAAAAGACAAGTTAACACCCAATCAAATTAAAAAGATTAATAACTCAGAAGACTTCTTAATGTCACAGATTGACACCAATAATAATGTTGAAGTGGAAAAAGTAGAACGTTATATTAATTTATTAAAACTTTTCTACGCTTTAGATGTTTATATTGAACAGTCAGGACCCATAACAATCGTTAAAAATGCAAGTCAAGAGTTTGTTAAGGCTAACCCTGCTATTGCAGAGAAGAATAAAGTCAGTGGCTCATTACTTGCATTGGAAAAATCGTTCCAATTAGATAAGAAAGCAGAACAAAGACGATTAGAAGAAGCTGCGAAAGGACCTGATTTAACATGAAGATACCTAAATACGTTACAGACTACATAGAAAAAGGTAAATCAGGTAAAGCTTTATTCAATAAAGAACGTCATAAGTTAATATCTTTTTTAGAAGATAACATTTTGCAACGTGACGATCTTTACTTTGACACACAACGAATTGAAGATTACATCAAGTTTAGTCAAAAATGGTTTTTTCCACTACAAGATTTTCAAAAATTTATATCATGTTTTGTATTTTTGTATGAAGAAGATACAATGACACCTTATTTCTCTGAGTTCTTTATTTCAATGGCACGTGGTGGGGGTAAAAATGGTTATATTAGCACATTAGGTGCTTTTTTTATGACACCTTTACATGGCATACCTAAATACAATATGTCGGTGGTTGCGAATAGTGAAAAGCAAGCACAGGTTAGCTTTAGAGAAATCTATGAAATGATTGAGGGCAATGATTTATATGTAACTGCTGAAAGACCTAATAACCCTTTTTACTTAAGTAAGGTTTATGTGGAAGGTTTATCAACTAAATCTCAATTTCTTTTTGATACCTCTAATGAAAAAACAAAAGACGGTGCACGTGAAGGTTGCATTTTCTTTGATGAAATTCATGGCTATGAGAAAGATTCGGTTATCAATATTAAACGAAGTGGTTTAGGTAAGGTTGCACATCCTAGAACGTTCTATATCGGTACAGATGGCTATGTCCGAGAAGGCTTTTTAGATAGATTGAAAGAACGTGCAGATAATGTATTGAAAGGAATTAGCCCTGAAGATAGATTATTCCCATTCATTTGTAAGATTGATGATAAGAATGAACTTGATCACCCTGAAAAATGGGAAAAAGCGAATCCCATGTTCGAAGAACCTACAAGTGATTACGGTAAACAACTTTTCAAAGAAGTACATCAACAGTATTTAGGACTTAAGTTTAATCCATCTAATAGACCAGAGTTTATGACAAAGCGTATGAATATGCCTGAAACTGATTCACAAAGTGTTGTAGCACCTTGGGACGACATCATGGCGACTAATCGACCTATACCGCCCTTAGAAAATAATGAATGTATCGGTGGTTTAGACTATGCAAGTTTAAAAGACTTTGCAGCAGTTGGATTATTGTTCCGTTCAGGCGAAGATTACATTTGGAAGACTCATTCATTTGCAAGAAAAGAATTTTTAGATACTTATAAACTCAAACCACCTATTAAAGAATGGGAAGAAAGAGGCTTATTAACAATTGTAGATGAGCCAACAATAAGCCCTAAACATATTATTGATTGGTTTAGTGAAGCACAAAGAAACTACGGGCTTAAAAAAGTAATAGCTGATAATTTCAGAATGGATTTATTAAGACCCTTATTTGAAGATGCAGGTATTGAATATGAAGTGATTAAAAATACTAGAGCTATTCAGTCACTGCTAGCACCACGTGTTGAGGACATGTTTGCACAACGTCATTTAATATTTGGAGATAATCCTCTCATGCGTTGGTATACACAGAATGTTGCCGTTAAGATTCGTAAAGACGGCAATAAAGAGTATGAAAAGAAAGAGCCTATCCGACGTAAAACTGATGGATTTCAAGCGCTTATACATGCGTTATATAGAGCAGACGAGCTAAAAGATTCTAACTTAGATGATGAGATAGACTTGTTACGTGGTTTAAGGTTCTAAAGAAGGGAGGTTCAAATTAAATGGGATTATTTGATAATGTGTTTAAACGACATTCTGAATTGTCATGGATGTATGATCTCGAGTTTCTTCAAGATAAAAGTAAAAAAGCCTATTTAAAACAAATTGCTTTAAATACGGTTATTGAAATGGTTGCTAGAACTATATCTCAAAGTGAATTTAGAGTGATGACGGGTAATAAAAGAGAAAAAGATGACTTGCATTATAAATTAAATGTTCAACCGAACAAGAATCAAAATGCAGTCGATTTTTGGCAAAAGTTTATTTACAAATTAATCATAGATAATGAGGTACTTGTCGTAAAGAATGACGACGGGTACTTTTTTGTTGCCGATAACTTTGTAAAAGATGACGACATGGGGCTATACCCACATAAATTCATAAATGTTATGGTTAACAACTTTGAATTTAAACGTTTCTTTTCAATGGATGATGTTATTTATTTAACTTATAGTAATCAAAAACTTGAGGACTTTTCGATGGGCTTATTTGAGGATTATGGCGAGATATTTGGTCGCATGATTGACTTGCAACTGATGAATAATCAAGTAAGAGGTGTCCTAAATATCGACACCACTCAATTTAAGGCTGAAGATGGAAGAGCAAAACTACAAGGCTATATAGATATGATGTTTGAGGCGTTTAAAAACAACTCTATAGCTATAGCACCATTAACAAAAGGCTTAGAATATGAAGAACATTCAAGTAAAGGCGCTTCACAAGGGACTCAAGAGTTTAAAGAGTTAGAAGAGTTAAAGCGTACCATACTTACAGATATAGCAAGAATGATAGGCGTGCCACCATCGTTAGTTATTGGCGAAATGGCAGACCTAGAAAAACAAATAGATTCATATTTGAAGTTTTGTATTAATCCTTTATTACGAAAAATCGAATCTGAATTAAATTCAAAATTTTTCTATGAGCAAGAATATTTAAATGAAGATAAACATATTAAAGTCGTAGGTATCGATAAGCGAGACCCACTACAAATGTCAGAAGCGATTGATAAATTAGTTTCATCAGGTACATTTACTCGAAATCAAGTACGAATCATGACGGGCGAAGACCCTGCCGATGACCCAGAATTAGATAAATTTATCATCACGAAAAACCTTCAAACTGCAGATGCATTTAAAGGAGGTGAGACTAATGCAAGTGGACAAGAGTAAAGGCTTTTTCAATGTTAAAAAGACGTCACCTACATCAGCTAGTATAGATATGTATGGTGAAATTGTAGATGAACGTATGAACGATATTGAAACAAGTGCAGTATCGTTTAAACAAGCCTTAAAAGACTTAGGAGACGTTGAGAATATTACATTAAATATTAATTCTCCAGGAGGCTCAGTATTTAGTGGTATAGCTATTTACAATATGATTAAAAATCATAAGTCACATATTACGGCAAATGTGCAAGGTTTGGCTGCAAGTATAGCAACCGTTATAGCTATGGGTGCAGATAAAGTTGTGATGCCGTCTAATAGTATGATGATGATTCATAATGCATGGACAATCGCAATGGGTAATGCTAATGATTTGAGAAAACACGCAGATGACTTGGATAAAATTAATAGCACAGTATTTAATAGCTATGTTGCTAAAAACCCTGACATTGATCATGCGCTTCTTCAAAAGATGTTAGACGAAGAAACATGGTTAAGTGCCGAAGAATGTAAAAACTTAGGACTTATTGATGAAATTCAGAATGCAACACCAATAGCAGCAAAAATCTCACCGGAAATGGAGGCACAGTTTAAAAACATGCCAAATAAATTTAAACATTACAATGCGGATAACTTACCGCAAGAACAAGACGTACCGCCAAAAGAAGAAAAGAAACCTGAAGAAAAAGATATCGATGCTAAAGTCATTAATGACAAATTAGACGATATTTTTACATTGTTGAAAGATGTTGCAAAGAACGTGGTTAAGGATGATTCAAAACAAGAACATGAAGATAATCCACCAAAACCAGCAGAGCAACC